TAACTTTAATACAGAAACTGATATTGGATTTGATTCTAATGGGGATTTGGATACTGCTGCTATTGCTACTCACTGTGGTGGTGGAAACGGGTTCGTCAAGACGTGGTATGACCAGAGCGGAAACGGAAACGACGCGACGCAGGGCGTCGCGTACGCCCAGCCAAAGATATACAACGGCGCGGCGGTGTTGACGGAGAACGGCCAGCCGTGCATCGACTTTGATGGAGGGAATCCACTCATCCGATCTAGCACGTCAGGTTTCAGCGGCAAGGAACAGTCCTTTTTTATCGTAGCCGCACAAGATAGCTCGGCATTTGGCAGTTCTACATTCTGCGACGTTGGCCCAGGAGGCGCAGGATTAGGCCGCAGAATCACGTCCGAATATTACTTGCGATTCAGTGGAGGCATAGTTCAAGACTACGACAGCTACGCCGAGACGGGTGTGCAACGGTTACACGCCATCGTGTGTCCGGGCGGCGTAAGCACGATAGATGACTACGATTGGTATCGCGACGGCTCACTCTTGACGCCAGACAGCCTCAACGGTGGAGCAGTCAACAACCTTAGCGCAGGAAACCCCTTAGCCATTGGACAATTTTCTTTGGGGGGCAATCCCTACGACGGAAGACTGCAAGAGTTGATCATATACAACTCAGACCAGTCCGCCAACCGCATCGGCATCGAGTCGAACATAAACGATTACTATGACATCTATAGTTAACAAAAGAAACTACAGACTTGTAGCACACCAGGATAACCTTGCTGTCAGATACATGGACGTATCTTCTATGCCAGGAAGAGATGTCGCAGGTGTATCAAGACCGGGTTCAACCGATGCAGGTGCATTCCAAAGTGTTAGCACTAGGACTACTACTTCTACAATAGGTCCAACCTCTGGTAATAATTACTCTACTCCTGAATTATGGTTTAGTGATATTGATTCCAGTGCCGTTGTAAATGGTGAAACATTAAGAGCAGTAATAGAAGGTGGAAATTATGGTTCTAACTATTTTAGAGTTACTGCTGGCACTCGTAATATAAACAGAGAAGTCGATTTAACTCTGTATCTTAGTGGTGCTAGTGCTCACGGAGGGGAAATATCTCAAGGCACTAGACTTAATATTGATGTCAATACGGCTTTCTTTGGGATGGATTTCTATAGACAAAACGCTAGAATCATTAGTGACAATTTAGTTTTTTATGGTTCAAATAATCAAGGACCTAACAGTATTTTATTCCCAACAAGTCAACTAACGGGTGATCACAGACAAGGTTTCAATTTTCTAGAACAAGCTAAACTTACGGATACCGTTTATGATTGTTTTGTTGATTTTAAACAATGTATTGTAGCTCCAACTAAGCTAATGAGTCTTACTAGGTTTTTTACTGAGTCCATACAAAAGGATTCAGAAGGAAATATCATAGAAAGAGGGACACTAGGTTCTAACTTTGAAAACTGTCTTCTTCTTGCAGGTAGCAAAGATGGTTACTTAGATTTGGTGCATAGCTTATACAGTTCTGCTAATAAAGCTAAAGTTACTTTAAATGGTTGCACCGTTAGGGGTCCGGTAATCGGTCTAAGTTATAGACATGGATACATGCATCATGATTTAAGAGCGTCTTTAATAGATTTTAATACTTCAGGCATCAGTGAAGATGGGACATATAATGATTCTTTCATAAGCAGAGGATGGATGTATAGTAGTAGATTTGCTACACTTAACATTACAGATTGTATTTTCAAAGGAGCTTCAGGTGACCTGATAGATCAAGAACAAGGTCAGAATGCTGCGTCTGGTCTCCTAAAAAATGCAATAGCTGAAGGCAATGTGGTTAACACCCTATTTGATGTTCCCTTCGTATATGGTGTTCCTCCTGCATCTGGTGAAGTATCTTTTAGACCTCCTGGCCCTCTTAGCTCTACACTCCCCTATGTTCAGGGTCAAGGATCTCTAGGTATTGATTATGCTGTAAACTCTGATATGCCACTATACGACATAGCGGGAGTTCTAAGAGACAGCGATCCTAATGCTGGTGCCTACGAAGGATCTTTTGTATTTGTAACCTACATAGACCTACCAGTTGTCCCTGTAAACCTATATAATTAAGATGTTACTCAAAGTTAAATTCGGTATTAGACCTGTCACTAACTGTGCGTCCGGTTGTTGACTGAGCCTCACTTGCCATACATTAAGGGATACATCTTTAAGTAGATGATCCAAGTAGTCGCTGCTCCAAAACAACCATCGAACAGGAGCCTAAGTGGGTATGCACTAGTGACTTCGGAGAATGGATCCCAGAATAATCCTCCCCAAAACACACCTACCCAGAACCCCATACACAGCATACAGTTGATAAGTTTGTTAAGGAACTTTATGTTCTCAACGGATTTTCTTACTGGCTCAAACAAGACTGAGCTAACAATAATGGTTGTCATCCCATAACAAGCCATAATCCAAATCAATACGCTTACTAAGTATTCCATTCTGGTAATCCGTGAGTTTTATCTGTAACCAGCTTCGACCGGTGTATTGTAGATGCGTGATGTCTTAAGAACTTTTCCTTTGCAATATGCCACCCCTCACGCATCATACCTGGGGATTCGTGCATAATCATAATAGGCACAACATAGTTAGTAAAACCATCTAAATATGCCTTGTAGGTCAAATGAATGTCGTAGAAGTCCCAACCTGTTTCTAAGTAGTCTGGCTGATCTAAGCCGATCTTCTTGATAGTGGAATATGTCGCAGCAAGGAAACAACCATCCATAAAGATTGCCTGACCACACTTACCAAAGTAGTTTGGTTGCATTGTAATGTGGCTGATACCTTGGAAAACCATCCCTCTGGAGTCACCAGTCCTACGGGAGTTCCACCAAGCCCCATCGTTTGGCATATACGTCCCACCTGCAACTCCAATAAAGCCAGTCCCAGGTCTACGAGCAAGATTAAGATACTTTAGAAGATCTTCTTGTTTAGAAAGAATATCTACATCATCATGACATAAAACTATAATATCTTCATCTTGAAGATTTAATGTCTTAAAGAACTCTATATTCTCTTTATGACCTTCATAAATAGAAGTAGAGTCATAAGAAATTCTAATAGTTAAAAAATCTCTATTACAATAATCAATAAGATTCTTTAATGATTTAGGTTTATTAGTTGATCTACTACAAACAGAAATATAAATCATGAATAATAATAGCGAAAATCTCGATCAGATCGCAGAAGAATTCAAGAAATGTTCTCGTAGTTGCGAATATTTTACAAATAATTACATCAAAGTTGTTCACCCGATGCGTGGTATGGTCAACTTTAAACTTTACCCATTCCAGTCTCGTATCCTTGATGAGTTTCAAGACTATAGACTTACAATCTTACGTAAGTTTAGACAAGCAGGATGCACAACATTGATGGCTGCTTATGCACTTCACTTTTGCATCTTTGGTACAAACAAGAGAGTTGCTGTTCTGTCTAAGGGTGATGCAGAGGCTAAAGAAGTTATATCCAGAATAAAAATTATGTATGAAGAACTTCCTTTCTGGATGAAGCCTAAAACTACCAGAGACAACGATCACACGCTTGCTTTTGAAAACGGTTCCTCCATCCAGTCTAAGGCTTCAGGAAAGCAGTCAGGACGCTCTATATCGGCTTCTCTGCTCATCTTAGACGAGGCGGCATTCATTGAGCACATTGACACGATCTGGGCTGCTGTAGGCCCTACAACGTCTACAGGCGGGCGTGTGGTGTGTCTCTCAACGGTCAACGGTATTGGTAACTGGTTTCACAAGATGTATACCCAAGCTACGGAGGGTGACAACGGATTTCACCCCATCGACATCACATGGCAAGAACACCCAGAATACAAGAGGCACAAAGGATTTGAGTGGCTCTACGAACAGATGGAACAATGCAATCCACCAATCTTTGTGGACAAATGGGAAGAACAAACCAGACGTAAACACAGCTACAAAGAATGGTTACAAGAGTATGAGGCGAGTTTCTTAGGCACTGGTGAGACTTACATCGAAGGTGAGATTCTTCGTAATCTAAAAGAAAACTGCAATCAGGATTACTGGATCAAATATAACAACCGTATGCGTATCTGGGAAGATCCTCAACCTAACCACGAATATGTATTAGCCGCCGACCCATCTATTGGTCGTGAGAGAGACTACTCAGCTTTCCACATCATCGACATCTATAATGGTAAACAGGTGGCCGAGTTTTACTCTAACAGAACTCCTATCAACGAATTTGCAAAGATTATAGCGGATGAAGCTCTACTCTACAATACAGCTTTTGTGTGCCCGGAAAGGAACGGTATTGGAAACAACTTAATATATTTCCTACAAGAAGAGTTAGAATATGAAAATCTGGTCATGGATGACAAAAGAGATATCGGGATAATGATAACCCAGAAGAATAAAGAGAACTTATTAGCTGATTTGGAGCATAACATAAGATCTGGAAGAGTTTTAATTAATTCTGAGAGATTGGTTAATGAGCTTCTAACTTTTATTATTGATCCCGAAACTGGCAAGATTAAGCCTGATACTAACTGCCATGATGATTTAATTATGTCCTTTGCGACTGCAATTAATGTTTTTAATAACTTAAGAGGTAATGCATTCATAGAAAAAGCAGAAGATAAGAGTTATATCCCGCCAGCGATACAGAACGCTTATACATATAAGGTGAAGACTTCTAGAAATGCACTTACTGAAGAGAATATCAAATGGCTGCTAAGAAATTAAGAGAAGGTGCCGAGGGCTTTACACAGTTCTCAGACCCACAACAACCATACAACAACCCTTTTGGTTTAATAGGTCGGTTCTTTAAAAAGTTCTTTGCGAGAGAAGTAGAGGACATAAAGGATGATCAATATATTGATCCTGTAAGCAAGAGGAAGGTTGCTGCTCCTAAACCCCTACAAGGTGATGCGGTTCAGTCTAAGGACATAATAAAGATTGCGTCTGAGTTTGGTCACCAAAAGACCTTCTATCCTGTGCTTCCTCAGGTCGAGCACGACAGGAAGAAGAGATACAAAGAGTATGAGGATATGGATGGATACCCAGAGATTTCTTCTGCCTTTGATATCTACAGTGATGACTGCACTCAAGAGAATATTGACGGAACTCCCTGGAAAATTGTTTCAGATGACGAGTTGGTTAAGAATGAACTGGAGAAGATGTTTGACCAGATCAACCTCACTCGATACCTCTGGGATATTTCTAGAAACGTGGTCAAGTATGGGGATATGTTTATTGAAACCATCATTGACCTTAACAATGCTAAGAAGGGCATTCAAAGAATCAAAATCCTCAACCCAGGCTACATCTTTAGAGTCGAAGATGAGTTTGGTTACTTACGCAACTTTATTCAGGAAGTTCCTAAGAAAAACGACTGGTCTTCTTACGGTAGCATTGGACCCAGGTTAGATGATACTCACATGATTCATCTTGACCCAGGGCAAATTGTTCACTTCCGTCTCCATACATCCGACCCTACGCACTATCCATATGGTAAGTCTATAGCGGCTGCTGCTAGAGTTACCTATAAGAGCCTCAAGATGATGGAAGATGCGATGCTTATCTATCGCCTTGTGCGTGCCCCTGAGCGTCGTATATTCTACATAGACACTGGTTCCCTCCCTGCTTCTAAGGCTGAAATGCACATTAAGAAGCAGATGGATAAATTCAAGAAACGTAAGAGCTACAACTCACAAACGGGTAACATTGAAGAAAACTACAATGCTCTCGCTGCTGACGAGGATTTCTACCTCGCTGTGAATGGCAAGACTTCTGGCACTAAGATTGAGACATTGAAGGGTGCTGAGAACCTTGGTGAGGTTGACGATGTAAAATACTTTAGAGATAAGTTGCTGGCCGCTCTTAAGATTCCAAAGGATTACATTGTTGAGAAGGATCAAGCACCTGAAAGAAAGGCTAACCTGTCACAACTAGACGTTAAGTTTGCCCGTGTTATCTCCAGAATCCAAAAGTCTTTAGAGATTGGATTAGAGACTCTGGCGAAGCGTCACCTCATGCTCAGAGGCTTCCCTAATGTCCTAATTGATGAATTGAAGATTAAACTCCCTGCTCCTTCGGACATGGCAATTAAGAGACAGCTTGATACCGATGAGCAGAAGACTAGAGTTGTTCAAGCAGTAAAAGGGTTAGGTATATTCCCTATGAGCAAGATATACAAGGATTACTACCAGCTTTCTGAGAACGAGATAGAAGAAATTGAAAGTGGACTCAAGGAAGATCAGAGCAATCCTATATTCTCTCAAATGGCTGCTGGGCAACCGGGTGGTATGCCTCCTGCTCCCCCAATGGGAGATCCTGGGGGCGGTGGAGCACCTATGCCAGAATCTAATGAATTGGACTTAGAAGCTATGAAATCATTAGCCTTAGAGGCAGGGTGTGATGATGAGTTGCTCATGTTGCTCGAAGACTTAGGTAGTAAAGAGCATTTTAATAAACAAGACAAGGAACAGTAGTCTAAATAATTGTGACAAAGCTTATATATCATGTTAACAAATCTTATTGAAAATCGCGGTAAAGAGTTCAGTAACCTCATCAAAATTGGGGACTACTTAGCTAGAACTTTAAGAGAGAACGTCGAAATGTTTGGCGTGGAGGATGGTGTGGTAACCTACCTTACTGAAAGCGGTAATGTTATCAGTGGTAAGTATTCCTTTAAGCCTACTTTAAAACTTTCTAACGTTCAAGTCGAAGACGCAAGCGTCTTAGAAGACAAGAAGATCTACGAAAGCTCTATTGGTCAGAGGGTTACTAACATGCTCTCTAACCTCCTTGAAGACGAATACCAGACGGCTGAGAACTCCTTCGATAAGATTATTTCTTTGTTTGAAGCGAAGATGTCCTACGACAGAATTAAGAAGAGATTAGAAGAAAAAGTTCAAAGATTTGGTGAGCAGACATCTATTGTTTCGTCCGAAGAGTTCGGTAGACTTTATGAGATTAAAGATCAACTTATTGAATTCTTGAAGGAGAACAAGGACGTTGTTCAAACTCCTGGTATTCAAAACGGCATGAAGCTTGCTGCGTTGGTCTCTGCCTCGTTTGACCTTCCTCGTATGAGTGTTGAGCAATTGAAGGAAGCTAAGAAGTTTGAAGTTTCTACTAGAGGTAAGACAGATCTTTACGAATACCTTTGCAGAAAGGAACTGGTGCAAAAAGAGATTTTAGAAGCTAAGAACAGCTTTGAAAACATCTGGATCGAAAACCAGCAAGTGCATGAACTTGCTACCATGGTCTTCGAGAGTGATGAGGAAGTGTTACGTCATCAGGTTGCTCAGACAATCACGGAGATCCCATACTTTGCTCTGGCTACAAAGAAGCAAATTTCCGAGATCCTGGGTAACGCTCTTGCGCTGAATGAGACGCAAATCAGCAAGCGTAATCTCAATGAATTTGCAGGTGATGTCTTCCGTATGAAGAACCCTGTGAAAAAGTTTGTTATTGAAACTTTAAACGAGAAGTATGGCATTGACATCAAGCGCCTGACGGACGTTCCAACGTTTAGAAGCCTTGCTCTTACTGAGTCGGAGATCCTTAAGACCCTTGCCTTGAGAACACCTAAAGGTTCTATCTTAGAGAAAACTCTTCTTGAGATGGCTAGTGTCTTACCAGCGAAAGACGGTGCAGAGACTATTGACCTTGCTGATTTCTTAAATGATCTTTTCTACGATTCTGAATACTACGAAAGCTTAAACGAGAACAGCCTGATGAACTACATGGATTTCAGCAAGGTTGCTGAAGACCTTGGTAAGATTGGTGATGTCCTTAAGATGCTTTCTCCTAAACTTCAAGACATGGCTGATGATGGTATGGAAGGGGCAGAGGATATGGATGGCGAAGAAGCTGATTTAGGTTC